AAGATTGCATTATGCTCAAAGACAAGAGTTTAAAATTTTAAAAAGAGTATTTGGTGAGTTTCTTCCACCTGAATATCCGTATCAAGTACAAGGTGCATCTGAAAGTATATTTAAAGAAGATTTTGACAATTCTGTAGATGTGCTTCCTGTAAGCGATCCTAATATATTCAGTATGACTCAAAGAATTGTATTAGCCCAAACTCAATTACAAATGGCTCAAGCAGCACCTGAGTTACATGATTTAAAAGAAGCTTATCGTAAAATGTATCTTGCTTTAAACATTAAAGACATAGATTCAATATTACCAAGAGAAGAAGAAGTTCCTCCTAGAGATCCAATTAGCGAAGAACAGGCTGCATTAACTGGAAATCCGATAAAAGCGTTTGAGTTTCAAAATCATGAAGCATATATCGCAGCACATAGTGCATTTTTACAAAATCCAATGGTTCAACAAAATCCACCCGTAATGCAGGCAATAGGTGCAAATATTCAAGAACACCAAGCCATGTTGTATAGAATTCAGATTGAACAAGCACTTGGACAACCATTACCGCCGTTAGACCAAGAACTACCACCTGAAGTAATGAATGAAATAGCGGTAGCAGCAGCAGAAGCTACGCAAATAGTTACAGGTCAAGCACAAGCAATGGCACAAGCGATGCAAAACCCTGATCCACAAAGACAGATGTTTGAACAACAACTTCAGTTAGAAAAAGATCAATTAATGCAAAAAGAACAAAAAGACGTTCGTGATAAAGAAGTTGAGTTAATGAAGGCTGATCTTGATGCACAAATTGAACGTGAGAAAATGCAGGCTGATCTTCAAGTTGAAGATACGAAAGCAGCAATTGATTTACAAGAATTAGAACTGAAAAATCAACGAGACATCGAAAAGAACTATACCGAACTGGTTAAAACAGTAAAAGAAACTAGACAACAAAATGGAGAAAACTAATGCGTGATTATTACGGAAACGATAAGTACCCGTCTCCTTCCCCTAAGAAAACTAAGGCAGCCCCCAGTTTTCCTAGTGTAGAAGACGATACAAAAACTAAATCTGTAGAAGCGGGGTATTGCTTAGATGAACCTGAAAAGGCAAAAGTAAAAGCTGCTTACGGACAGAAAAAAGGACTTCTTTGGTATAGGTCTATTAAGTAATTAATGGACTTTATCAAGTTGACGGAGCATTTGCTCCAAAAAATACGAAAGAGAAAAGATGATCTTTCGCAAACACTGGCTACTGGTGGAGTTCAGGATATTGAACAATATCAGAGAATAGTTGGTGAAATAGCAGGTTTGAATATAGCGGAGCAGGAAATTCAAACTTTAAATTCAAATATGGAGGACATAGATGACTGAAACTGTTCCAAACCGAGTTGACAATTTTGGCAGTCAAGACGAAGCTTCTGTTCAAGAAGAACAAGAGCCTACACTTACTGTTGAGACATTAGACTCGCACACGGAAAAATTACCGCACCCCACAGGATATAGGATATTAATCCTTCCTTTTTCTACGCCATCAGTGACTAAGAGTGGTATACATTTAGCTAAACAAACAGTTGATAAGGAAAGGTTAGCAACTGTTGTAGGTTATGTTGTTAAACTGGGACCTGACGCTTACGGAGACACACATAAGTTTCCAGATGGAGCTTGGTGTAAAGAGGGAGATTGGGTTATATTTGGTCGATATGCAGGAGCTCGTTTTAAAATAGAAGGCGGCGATATGCGTCTTTTAAACGATGACGAGATTTTAGCAGTTATTGACAATCCTGAGGATATATTATCATAAACGTGGAGAAAACCATGCAAGAAGAAGCAGAAAAAATAGAATTGGAACTTCCTGAAGGGGAAGTCGATGTTAGAGAAGCTGATGTAGATGATTCAGTTGTTGAATCAAATACAGCAGAAATACAGGTGGAAGAAGTTAAAACTTCTTCTGATGATGAACTAGATAAGATTAGCGAAAGCGTTCAAAAAAGAATTGATAAGCTAACTTATAAAATGAGAGAAGCGGAAAGGCAACGAGATGAAGCTGTAAATTACGCACAAAACGTGCATGATAGTAACAGTCAATTAAAAGAAAAATTAAAAAACTCGGATTCTTCCCTTTTCAAAGAGTACGATAATAGAGTACAATCGGATCTTGAAAGAGCGAAATCTATTTTAAAAGATGCTCAAGAACAAGGAGACGCCGATGCAATTGCTAGTGCAACAGAACAACTTTCAAGGAGTGCAGCTGAAGCTGAAAACCTTAGAAGACTTTCTGCACAGCAACAAGCTAGGCAAGTTTCTAACGAACAAGAATATGTCGAAAGTGTTCCACAGTTTAATCAACAAGCGAGTCCAAATCCTCAGCCAGACCCTAAAGCAGAAGCTTGGGCTGAAAAGAATGAATGGTTTGGTAATGATCAAGCTATGACTTACGCAGCTTTTGGAATACATAGACAATTAATCGAGGAAGGAGTAGACCCTAATAGCGATGATTACTATAATCAAGTTGATCATAAAATTAAGGAATATTTTCCTCAAAAGTTTTCTAATGAGCAGTCTGCCCCCGTGCAACAGGTTGCTGCTAGTAGCAGAGGTGCTACAGGTAAGAAAAACGCACGCAAAATAAAACTCACACCAAGTCAAGTAGCAATAGCTAAAAGACTAGATGTGCCACTAGAAGAATATGCAAAACATATTGAGCAAGGAGTATAAATATGACAGAAGAAAATAATCAAGTCACTGACCGAAACTCTAGGTCTGCAGAGACACGAGACTCTCAAACTCGCAGAAAACCTTGGCAACCCCCGTCTATGTTAGACGCACCTGCCGCCCCTCCTGGATATAAGTTCAGGTGGATCCGTGAAGCTACTAGAGGACACGATGATAAATCTAATATGTCTAAACGTATTAGAGAGGGATATGAACCCGTGAGAGCGGAAGATTATCCTGATTTCGAAGCTCCAACAATAGAAGATGGAAGTAGGGCTGGCGTAATTGGGGTAGGAGGTTTAATCCTCGCTAAAGTTCCAGTTGAAACCGCTGATGAAAGGAACTCTTATTTTCAACAACAAACAAGAGACCAATTAGAGGGAGTAGACCATAACTATATGCGAGAAAGCGACCCTAAGATGCCTATTAAGGATAGTGATATTCAAAGGTCATCTAAGGTTGAATTTGGTAGTCGACCCAATAATGAGTCGTCTAATTAATAATAATTTTATATAGAGGTATAAATTATGGCAAATACTGATGCCCCAAACGGGTTCACGCCAGCATACCACATGTATGGAGGAATTATTAGACCTGCTCGTATGAGAATCGCTAGTGGTTACGGAACTGCTATTTATAGTGGTGATGTAGTTACACTTTCTAGTGGTTATGTTCAACAAGCAGGAGCTACTGATACTCCCATAGGTGTGTTTTATGGCGTGTTTTACACTGCATCCGACGGCACCCCAACTTATTCTAAGTCTTGGGCTGCTTCAACTGCTACACAGGGTAGTGCAGATGCCGAAGCTTTGGTTTACAGCGATCCTGGTATCGTTTACGAAGCTCAATTTACAGCAGGAACTCCTGCCGTAAGTTTTATCGGCAATAAATACACTCTTTCTACTACTGCTGGTTCTTCAACCAATGGTAGATCGAAAGAAGGTGTTACTGCAACAACTTCTTCTGGAGTGGCGTTATGTGTGGGCTTTAACTTGGCACCGTCCAATGCGATAGGTGCTTATGCGAGAGCTTACTTCACATTCCCGACGAATACATTCGCGGTTTAATTTAAGGAGTAATAACAAATGGCTATAAATAGAGCACAACTCGTAAAAGAGTTAACTCCAGGTCTGCACGCACTCTTTGGATTAGAGTACGAACGCTATAACAATGAGCATGAAGACATTTTTGACACAGAAAGTTCTGAAAGAGCTTTTGAAGAAGAAGTGATGCTTACTGGATTTGGCGAAGCAGCTGTAAAAGGTGAAGGTGCGGCGGTCGTTTACGACACAGCACAAGAAGCTTGGACATCTCGTTATTCACATGAAACTGTGGCTTTGGCTTTCTCTTTAACTGAAGAAGCTATCGAAGATAATCTCTACGATACTCTTTCTTCAAGGTACACAAGAGCTTTAGCTAGGTCTATGCAACAAACTAAACAAGTGAAAGCAGCTAACGTATTAAACAATGCGTTTAGTTCTTCATATGTTGGTGGAGATGGAAAAGAGCTTTGTGCTACTGACCACCCTACTGTTGCTAATGTTGACATGAAAAACGAGCTTTCTACAGCAGCTGACCTTAATGAAACTTCATTAGAGCAAGCATTGATTGATATCGCTGCTTTCAAAGATGAAAGAAACTTAAAGGTTAATGCACAAGCAAGGAAATTAATCATTCCACCTGCTTTGCAATTCGTAGCGGATAGGCTAATGGAAACTCCTGGAAGAGTCGGTACTTCAGATAATGACATCAACGCAATCAGAAACATGGGAATGATTTCTGAAGGCTATGTTGTAAATCATTAT